TGATACTCGTTTTTTACCCCCTATTTGAGAACCTTTCTACCAAAATCTAGTCCTCCTCCTGATAAACGCATCTGCACATATTTTGTGCTGTTGCCCCACGTGAATAGTACGAGTAATTTCCACATACGCAGCAGTTCATCGCTTGAATCTGTATAGTATCATGAATAATGGTCCCATTCACTATACGAGGCACTACATATTCTGGATTATTTATGCTGAATACCCAATTTTCATCCGTATCTGGGTTATCAAACCCAAACCTCGGATTATTACGCGAAGTACAATACACGCTCTTGAATATACGACAAATCTCCATTCTCGATTCCGCGACCATGAGCCGAATCATACCTGTGCGCATATCATAAAAGCAAAAATCTTTTATGATATTTATTGCATCGACTGGCAATCGTCGAGCCAATTGACTACTGATAGCGATCTGTTTTGACACTTGCATTTCGTGAATATTTACTCATAATAAATAATAAAAAAAGTAAATCAATTTTATAGGATAATCGGGTATGCGACCATAGTCTCTTTCTTTATATTTATCAATAGCGCCGTATTTTCAGGAATAATACGATAACCTTCTGTTACTGGTTCGCTAGATATTACAATACCATCACATACATCGTAATATAAGGATAATGAGTGTTGTACCGTTTTATGTTTTTTCGGATTCGCCCATAAATAGCGGGTTATGACGATATAAGAAGAATCCGCGAAAATAATATTCGCCGAAACTTGATGTTTATGTTCAATAAATGCCGCCAACATTTCGCGTAGGGCTTCTATCATATAGTATCCATCGTTCGACTTTTTCCATTTCCGTAGATAGGTCATATAGATAAAAAATAGGATTTCGGTATCGGTTTCCCCCTTAATATGCGGCAGTAAATCTTTATCTATCCACGAATGATATTTCGTAGGGTGTGAATCTATATCATGTAGAAATCCATTATGTAGCATGACTTTATTTTGGTAAAAGAAGGGGTGTGTATTATTCTCACTTATATGACCCGGAAAATCTTTGCATTTTTTCCGTAAATGTCCTATAGTCAATTCGTTTTGTTTGGGGGTAAACCCCTCCGGTATTTGAGTGCTGATGGATTTATATATTTTCCATTTATGTTGTCGGAAAACGGCGAATCCCGTGCCGTCTTTATGTGGTCCATTATCACGATGATTTTTTAATAGGGGGGTGTGTTTTTTATGGTTTATATGTCCTTGTTTGATGAATTCTTCTACCAATATATGATTATCTGGCCGGTTGAAAGATAAAAAAATCCGGCACATATATAAGGTCATATAGAAATTATTTCTTATTTTTCTTATTTTTCCACTTATTCAACATCTTCGATGGCATCATCTCCCTCTCCCCCTCCCCCTCCTCCTTCTTCATCCTCTTCTGTATCTTCGATAATTGCGATATTGCACCATCCCGCGGGAGTATATTTACCGAATTCTTTATCCATAACCTCGTGTAATTCTTTCGTATTATTCGGTCGTGAATTGAAAGTATTTTGGTACCAGTTTGTAAATTCGATATTGATGGTCGTTTTCTTGACCTTGGACCCCTGTTTTTTCATCACTTTCGCATCCAAGAATGCGGAAATATTATCCTGTTTCTTACGGTAATCATCGGTACACGATTTCACAATATCACAATCCGTCACGCGTCCCATTTTGATTTTCGCGATTTCGACGAGCATTGCCATGAATACCGTTTTCCAGCTATCGAATCTTTCGCCGATATTACGGTCAAGTAGGTATTGGTATGGTTTATCTTTATCACCTTCTACTGGATTATCCGTGAAAAGAGAGAGGTAAGGGACGACGCGTACACGGCGCCATGTGCCATGGTCGCGGGTTTTTATCACCATAAGATGGTTGGAACATACCACTAGTTTGAATTGGGGTCGGAACGAAATACCGTTTGTGAAAAGTGCGCGTCCTTGGATATTATCACAACCGGTGATTTGTTTGAGCATACCTTCAATGATTTGGTCACCCTGTGACGGTTCTTGCATCACCGCATATCGAATACCTTTGAGACCCACGATTTCCGGAGATACGCCGCCAGTTTGCACGCGTTTTTGCGTAATAAGCGAGAGGGGTGCATCTGCTTTATATTCGCCCATGATTTTCTCCATAAGTTCAATCATGACCGATTTACCGTTCTGTCCAATCCCTAAATAATTATTATATGTCTGGTTTATGTTACCACCAATGAGTGTCGATGCCAAATGCTCCCACATATATTGGCGTAATTCTTCTATAGGAAAGAGTTTCTCCATAAAATCGTTGATTTCCGCCACGATTTTGGATTGTTCTTCATTCTCGGGGTCGATCGGGATATATGAGATATTCGTAGATTTCGAGATACAGTCTTCGGGTTTTCCTGCGCGGAAATACCCCTCTCTTTTCTCTTTTCCATTTTCTTCCCCATTGGCAGGAGCGGGTTTGAAATCGAATACGCCATTATCGAAGCATAACAAATAGAGATTCTCGTCCAATTTATTGATAAACTGGCCATCGTAGAATAAATCCGCCGCCTCACGCATAATATTTTTCTTATCGAAATTACGGTGAAGCATTTCCATAATCATTTTACATTTCGCCTGAATATTTTTGAGGACGGTTCTCAAATTATCATTTTCCGGCACGGTTTCTAATGTTTCTAGCTGTGTGAATATCTTCGCCCATTTTTGACCGAATAAATCGTATAATTCCCCCGAGATTTTCTCGCGGAGTTTTACCCCCGAATCGATTTCGCTCCATCTATGGTTCTCAAATTGATACCATATATTATTCTTCAGATTCGAACAAACGAATTCGTCTTTATAGAGTTCAAATAGGAGATATGCAATATCGAAATCGCCGCATTTCGTGATTTTGACTTTCCCGTCTGCGTCCGATTCATTCATCCCCATATTCAGCACATTTTCTATATGATAATCGATACTGGTTTTCCGGATCTCTTCGTATCTCTCTTTATTATCCGTTTTCGCCCAATATAGAATCGACCGCATTTTCAATCCATTTGCGTTCGGTTTGAAATCCCGCCATCTTTCATATAAATCATCTATTTGACTATATTGAAACTCGCTCGATTGTGAGCTGAACGCGGCCCATACGATAAATAAACATTTATTTATATTTCGGAGCGCCCATCCAACCCGTAGCCATTTCAAATAGGATCCTGCGCCATAATAACTTTCTGGTAGGATCATGACATATTCATATGCTTCGCGTAAATGATATTCTGTGGGCGGAATTGATTCGATAAATATACGGACCGCCTCTGCTAATTGTTCGGGGGAACGTATTGCTAAAATATCGTCCATATTTATATCGAAATTCCTTCCGCCGCCACCGCCGGCAGAAACCGCTGCATTTCTAGGTTTCTTTTTTTCTTCGATTTTCTCTTTATATGATTTGAATTCTTGGATAAATGTGGATTTGAAAATGGGCGAAATATTATTTTGGTATCTCACAGATAATTTCGCGATGTTTTGTTCAATATTAAAATCGTCCACTGTATCATATAGAAGTGATTCCTCGTCCTCATCATATCTCGCTTGGAATACTCGGGTAAGTTGGTATGGTTCATGGTCGGGTTTTCTGGAACCGTGTAGTTGCCAATTCACGCAGCCCTTGGTGATACCTTCGTCGAATATTTCTTCCCACGAATTCGTGATACCAATAGAGGTCCATGGGGATTCGGCCATACGCTCCATAATACATTTTCTTAACCATTGCTGAATAGCGCGTTCGGCTTTAATACCGATAATAATATGAATGCCGTCTTTCGTATAATTTTTTTCCTTCACGCGATTTACACTCGCTTTTTCATATAGGAAAATGGGGAATTCGGCTTCGTCATTTTCGAAGTGATATATTTTATTAAGCTCTTCTAAATATATCCCAAGTAATACATCTATATGACAGTCTTGGTATTGGCGGCTTACGGTATCATAAGGGAATCGCAGGTCGATATCGACTACGATGGGTCCTTCTTCCAATAGCTGTTTTTCGGTCAAGAATTCCGGTTTTTTTTTGATATAGGAATAATAGAGTTTCATGAAGTCGGGGTAGTCTTCGTCAGAGATATAATATTTACCTCCTTTTATGCTAGTATGGGTGATTTCGCCGCCTCCGGCGGCCACCGCATGACGTTTCATAAAATTCTCATAAGTTTCTTTTTTATGGGTTGTTTTAGGTTTCGTTGATATTTGGGCATCCATTTATTATAGTATGTGAATATATTTTTAATTCATTTCTTTGAATCAATTTTATGAGGGACGTACGGTTTATGCATACGGTATACGGTTTTTCGCTGCATATCAGTAAGGGTTTATATTGTGTTTTTTAGGGGTGGGGGGGGGTATTTCTGTATAGGTTTCATATAGAATATTTGGGTTTGGTTTGGTTTGGGTTGATGAGGCCGAGCGCAGCGAGGCCGAAAAAAAATTTTTGGTTTTTTTCGGCTTGGTTCTCGTCGGATGGGTTTTTCGGATGGGTTTTTCGAAGTTCTCGAAATTCTTTTTTAGATTCTCTTGAAATAATTTTTAGAGAATGTTTTTGAAAGCTCTCGAAATTCTTTTTTAGATTCTCCGAAAATAATTTTATAGAGAATGTTTTTTGAAAGTTCTCGAAATTCTTTTTTAGATTCTCCGAAAATAATTTTATAGAATGTTTTTTGAAAGTTCTCGAAATTCTTTTTTAGATTCTCTTGAAATAATTTTTATAGAGAATGTTTTTTGAAAGTTCTCGAAATTCTTTTTTAGATTCTCCGAAAATATTTTTATAGAGAATGTTTTTTGAAAGTTCTCGAAATTCTTTTATATATATTATATAAGAATAACAAGTTGATATTGAATTCATGTCAAATAATCCGAGTAAGAGAAAAAGTCATCCTGATGAATCGAGTATGAATAAAAAACAAAGAACAGAAGAATTTGGAGAAGAAATAAATATTAATGATTTGAGGCGATGTAAAAATTATGGTATACAACAGATTAATGGTTCAAATAAAGAAATAGGATATTTTGAAGGATTAAGTAAACTTAATAGATCAGTTATGGCAGATTTTATAGTTAATTTCAATCATGTTGTTAGCGGAAAAATCTATAATGTGATATCTAAAAATTCATATTCTCCAAACCTATACACTTTTCATTTGCTTCCAGAAAGAGAAGAAGCATTAAGAGATATACTTTCAATAGTCAGAGCACCCAGTGATGTATCACCCAATGTGTTTGGATTTTCTGATATTCACATGAGTGGTATTCACCCGAGTAATTCAGGTGGTAAAAAAACAAAATTTATAGAAAAAGAAATAATAAGAAAAAAACAAAAAGACAAAACAAAAAGACAAAACAAAAAGACAAAACAAAAAGACAAAACAAAAAGACAAAACAAAAAGACAAAACAAAAAGACAAAAAGAAGAAGCAATTACACATATTTCAAATAAATAATTTGTGAAAATTAGATACCAATTTTCATAAATAGACAAACACGCATAACATCATTTATCATCAGCTTTACTCATTTTCACATTTCACTTCGTAATAAACACCTATGATAAATGGAAAACCATATATGATTCTCCGGAAATAATTTTTAGAGAATGTTTTTCGAAAGTTCTCGAAATTCTTTTTTAGATTCTCTTGAAATAATTTTTATAGAGAATGTTTTCGAAAGTTTTCAAAATTCTTTTTTAGATTCTCTGAAAATATTTTTATAGAGAATGTTTTCGAAAGTTCTCGAAATTCTTTTTTAGATTCTCTGAAAATATTTTTATAGAGAATGTTTTTGAAAG